TAACGAAAAACTATTAAACGAATATATAGAATGGATCGCTAACAAGAGAATGACAGCGATAGGACTAAATACAACCTATAAGGGCGGTAGTAATCCTTTGCCATGGACTCAGAAATGGATTTCTGGTTCTGAAGTACAAGTTGCTCCACAAGAAACAGAAATAACTTCTTACGTCATTGGTGGCGTTAAGAAGGACGTAACGAATGACACGTTTAAAGGATTTAGTCTATGATTTTAGAAGTATTATTTTCATTATTAATTAGTTCGGCATCAGCGAAGGAATTTCCAATTCTACCTGATCCTGCTTTGACGCCCGGTGTAGTTGATCAGGAAGCAACAATGGAAAAGATTTGTCTTTCTGGATACACAGGAACTGTTCGTAATGTTTCTTCGGCCACAAAGAAAAAGGTTTTCAAGGAATATGGTATTGATCCCAAAGCAGACAAGTTCGAAATTGATCATTTGATTTCTTTAGAACTCGGTGGTTCTAATGATATTAAGAACCTGTGGCCTCAAAGCTACACTACAATGCCTTGGAACGCTCATGTCAAAGATAGACTAGAAAATAAGTTGCATAGAATGATTTGTGATGGTATAATCACAATGGAAGATGCTCAACAACAAATTTCAACAGACTGGATTAAAACATATAAGAAATACATAGGAGAACCAAAAAATTGATTACTTGTCAAGATTGTGAGGCAGAATTTACAATTGAACACGACGAATTAGATGAACCAGAATTTTGTCCTTTTTGTGCGAATAAGTTAGTTTATGATGATACATCCGATGAATGGGAAGCACAAGACGACGAAGGTTGTTGACATTACTAAATATCCCAAACAATGGAGTTTGGGATGTGGATTTACGAAAATAAAGAATATGAATTTAATAATGAATATACTTCGTTTGTGTATATAATAACTAATACTGCAAACAATAGAAAATATATCGGAAAGAAAACTTTCTTTTTTCTGAAAACTAAACAAGTTAAGGGAAAGAAAAAAAGAACCAAAGTTGAATCGGATTGGAAATCATATTTTGGTTCTTCCGAAGATCTTCAGGAAGACGTTAAAAAATACGGCGAAAATAGTTTTACTCGTGAAATAATTCGTCTCTGTAAATCCAAAGGAGAAGCGACATATTACGAGGCAAAATATCAGTTTGAAAATGCTGTGCTTTTTTCGGACGAATGGTACAACTCTCATATAATGTGTCGTGTTCACAAAAAACATCTTACTTTTTTGAAGCAAAAGCAGCTTTAATTTTGGCTTTATGTTCTTCGCTTAAAGTTCTTCCTTTTCGAACTTTACTGAGATTTTCTTTATGTTTTTCTGATTGTTTTTTGCCTAATTTTGCTAATCGCATTTTTAATCGAGTTTCTTCAGAAAACGGTTTCTTAGGAATCCCTTTACGCATTTTACTCATACGTTGACGAGATTCTAAAGAAAATGTAGCTCCTGTGGTTCCATCACCACCATCTGTTTTATTGAGAAGGTTTGAACGGTCATACCAAGCGATGTATTTTCTCTCTAAAGCAAAAGCTCCGATTTCAGATAAATTACGTTCTAAGAAAACGATTTTAGATTTATCTGATGGAATTTCGCAACTATGATCTTTAGAGAAAGCTCTTTTATTTTTGCCCTTGCCAATATAATATGGCGTACCATCTTCTCGAAGATATGCGTATACGTAATAAATAAACATTGCTGGACCTCCTATCAGGTTTAGAGTAGGTGGAGACGGCAATCTCGCGACCTACATTATTTAGCGAAAAAAAGAGTTTGACTTTCCTGAAGAAATAGGGTAGTATATAAAAATAGACGCCCCCTTGGCGGAATGATAAAATTGAAAAGAATAGCAGAAAATATAGAAACAACAGAATTATGTTCTTACGGATGTGGTAATATTGCTAGATTCAGAAATGGGTCTAATAAATTGATGTGCGAAATTAGAGCAACAAAATGTCCAGAAATTAGAAGAAAAAATAGTGAAGGTTCTATAAAAGCGTATCAAAAATATAAAAACATTAACAGATATTTAAATACGTCAGAAGAATCTAAAAGAAAAATGAATTGGAACAAAGAAAAATATAATGCTGATTTTTCTTATAATGGTAAAGGATCACACAAAAAAGTCTTAATAAAGGAACGAGGTTATAAATGTGAATCTTGTAATTTGTCAGAATGGTTAAACGAACCTATACCTCTAGAATTGGAACATTGTGACGGTGATAATCTAAATAATATAAAAAATAATTTATTGTTATTATGTCCAAATTGTCATGCTAAAACAAAGTTTTATAGAGGTAAAAACATAAATAATGGTAAAATGAAAGTTTCTGATGAAAAATTATTGACTTCTCTTAAAAAACATAGTAATATAAGACAAGCTTTACTCGAAGTTGGGTTAACACCCAAAGGTAAAAATTACGATAGAGCTTATAAATTATTAACGCCCGTGTAGCCCAACAGGTTAGTAGGCAATTGACTTAAAATCAATACAGTGTGGGTTCGAATCCCACCACGGGCACCAATTTCTGATCGGAGATATATGATGAAAGTTATGTTGGAATTGACACCCGAAGCCTTTAGTTCGCTTGAGGAAACTGTGCTAATCCAAAGTCTAGCAGATTCGGCAAGAACTCTTATCGAAGAGATAGATAGGTTCTTATCTAAGGAGTCGATTCGTCAACATGAAGTAAGAGACTTACAAGACGATATGATATATCTTGAATGTTTTAAGCGCGTTCTAGAGTATTATACAAGTGACGAACAACGTAAAACTGAGTTTGTTGATATTTTCGAAGGAGGTAATGATGAATAAGAAGGCACATAAGAAGTTGATTAAGATGCAGAATAAGTTTGGTAAAGATGCTGGTAAGGCTCTTTGGATTCTAATGAAGAAGAATGGAGAACTGTAACATGAGTCATCCGCATAAGAATCGCCCGCGTAAGGGTCGCCGTAAGGTTGGTTCTAAGAAGCGCAGGGCACGACGTAATCGTAAGAGGTAGTCTCTAATTTTTTAAAGGTGTAAAATGAAAGAGTTTGATCTTAAGGAAGTAATTGATTTCATCAAGAATTCTTCTAACGAGACAAAGATTTATATCGGCGCTGATTCCGAACGTTATCGTAAGAATGAGGTTTGGTATGCTGATTATACTGTGGCTGTTGTTGTTCATATTGATGGCAACAAGGGTTGTAAGGTATTTGGTAAGTCAGATGTAGAACGTGATTTTGATCAGAAGAAAGAAAAGCCAGCTTTTCGTCTGATGAACGAAGTTTATCGTGCTGCTCAGATGTATATCGACCTTGCCGAAGCCATTGGTGATCGTCATTTCGAGTTGCACCTTGATATCAATCCAAACGAAATGCATGGTTCGTCTTGTGTTATCACACAGGCAACTGGTTATATTCGTGGTATGTGTGGTGTTACTCCAAAGGTTAAGCCAGAGGCACCAGCAGCTTCATTTTGTGCTGATCGTTTGAAGGAAATTCTAACGAACAACGAAAGTATTGCTGCTTAAATAATACAGGCGCGTAGCTTAAAGGTGAAGCCGGTCGCTCTTTAAAATTTAATTTTTATAAATACTTCTATAATTAATAGGAGTATTTTATATGAAATGTAAATTCTGCAATCAATTAAAGAAAAATTTGAATTCTTTAAGAAATCATGAGAGACTATGTAAAGAAAATACAAATAAAGAAAAAACTTGGATTCAAAAACGAAAAGAAGCGGGAATAGAAATTAAATTTGATTTTCATCAATCGCCTGAATATAAAGAAAAACAAAGACAAAAAAGATTATTGTGTCCTCCCGCTTCTTTAGAACAAAGACAAAAAGCTTCTATAAAAACAAAAGAATACTATTCTAATCCTGAAAATAGAAAAAAACATTCAAAAATAATGAAAAAGGCGGTATTAGAACACCCAGAATCTTATTCTGATAAAAACATAGTTGGAAGATCAAAACATTTTACAATCGATGGTGTTAGATTTAATAGCACTTGGGAATATGAAGTTGCAAAATTTTTAGATAAAAATAATATTAAATGGATCAGAAGTAATATAAAACCAATTTCTTATTTTTGGAATGATGATTGGCATTTATATTTTCCAGATTTTTTAATTGAAGAATATAATTGTTATATTGAAGTAAAGGGATATGAAACAGATCGTGATAGGGCTAAATGGAGCCAATTAGATAAAAAAATATTAGTAATCAAACAAAAAGAAATTGACTTAATAAAAAAACAGAATTATGATATAATTAGTAAATTATCGTCCTATAGCTCAATCGGTTAGAGCAGGCGCCTTATAAGCGTCAGATCTGGGTTCAATTCCCGGTAGGACAACCACTATTTTGAAAGTCTACATCATGAAATATTTGTATCTTTTGCCGATTTTCTTTTTCCTTGGCGGCTGTCAAACTACAAATTCTTATCCTATAAATAAAATTACCGCTCAAAAAAGCGGTATTGTTGCCTCCTGGTATTCTTCTGGTCGAAGAACTGCCAGCGGTCAACATTTCGATCCAAATGGATATTCTGTCGCTCATCGTACCCTACCATTTGGAACTCAACTCAAACTGACTAATCCGAATAATGGAAAGTCCATAGTTGCTATTGTCAATGACAGGGGTCCATTCGTAAGAGGGACGGGGTTGGACGTTACAAGAGGCGGTGCTCAAAAACTTGGTTTTATTAGTCAAGGTAAAACTAGATTGATAATGGAAGTTTTGAGATAATATATTTCTCTTAATAGCGACGTAAACAAAAGGAAAAGTAATGAAAAAGCTTATATTTTCACTAGTAGCAATGCTAGTTAGTATTGGCGTAGTTTCTACAGCTAATGCTAGACCAAGACATAAGAGACATCATTATCATCATGTTGTAGTATACAAGCATAAAAACAAAAAAGTGAATATGGTGATTGGTCAAAAACAAGAACCGCAAATATATTATTCGAATGATGACAATAGTCCAGCCGCATTTTTTGCGAAAGATAGAGCAAGAAATGTAGTTGAAACTCTTGATAATAACAAAAGAAAGACCCAAGAACATTTTGGGTTTATCGAACAGTCGATCAGACAAGGAAACGGTTTGGCTAATAAAGCATTAAGATATGTTGGTGCAACAGCTAGACAACTAGGACTTCCTCGTAGCCTTTGGTGTGCTGATTTCATGAATATGATCACACATTCTGGTAATGATCGAACTGCTATGTCATATAAACACAGGGGACAACCAGCATCTTATGGTTGTGTTAACTGTGTTGCCGTAACAACTCGTCGAGGCGGTGGTCACGTCGGGGTTGTTTCTGGTTATGATAAACATGGTAATCCTATTTTGATTTCGGGAAACCATGGCAGAAAAGTCGGTGTTGGTACTTATGCTAGAAGCAGAGTAGTAGCATACAGATATATATAATGGGGTGGGAGAAATCCCACCCTTTTAATTTGGAGTTTGTTATGACAACAGAAGAATTAGTTAAATCAGCTGACCTTAATTGGTGCGTAGACATTCTTAAAAGAATAGAAAGTATAACTAACCGTTTTCCGAGCACTCAGAATGGTTATGCAGTCATAGATTATTCGGATATTGACCAAATTAAATACCTTGTAAAAATGGGGCTAAAGGTGGTTAAAGAAGATGAATGACTTGACTTTTGAACCGTATCAGGTTATACTAAGTAAGGTTATGAAGGAGATATAATATGAAAAGCGATCTAGAACTGCTTGTTGAATATGATATGTTTATTTTGGGATTTGATTCCTCAAATTCTGAGGATATTAAGAAATATTGGGAGATTATGCTAGGATGAACGTTACAATATATACTAAATCGAATTGTAAATTCTGCGTTAATTCTAAGATGCTACTTAGCTCTAAAGGAATTAATTATACAGAACTAAAGTTAGACGAAGATTTTTCTAGAGAAAGCCTTTTGGAAATTTTTCCGAACGCGAAATCTTTTCCTGTTGTTGTTATAGATGGTTTCAACATTGGCGGGTTTGAAAATCTTAAAAAGTATCTAACTGAAGAAACACAGGATAATCGTAAACTTTTGAATGAGGGAATTTAATATGATTAATCGCGACGATCTTTTGAACGATCTACGTATGTACGTGATTGAAGTTCAGTTTAATAAAGTTAACGGCGAACAGCGCACAATGCGTTGTACTCTAAGGCCTGATCTTTTGCCTCCAAAGTATAATATCAATGAAGATCATAAATTTCATAGGGAAAATACCGACGTTATTGCTGTTTGGGATATCCTTAACAACGGTTGGCGTTCTTTCCGTGTAGATTCCGTAACTTACGTTCAGAACGTGAGCCACAATTACTGAGGATAAAATGAAAAAGTTGGTTATAGTCGAATGCATATCTCAACACCGTATTCGTTATTGTGTTGAGGTTGAAGATAATATTGATCCTGCTCTTGATGAAGTCGTTAGAGAAAGTGACGCTGAAAATTTTCATGAGTTTAGTCAGCAACATCTCGGCCAAGTGATCTTTTCTCATAGAGAAATAAATAAAGAAGAATACCTTCGTATGTTCGATGAAGATAGTCCTTATCTAAAGGGATGGCCTGAAGAACAAAAACTTAAATACATCAACAGGATTAATTATGATGCATGATGTTATTGTTGATATCGACGGCACCATAGCCGACAATTCCCATAGAGTTCACCATATCCGTAAGTCTCCCAAAGATTGGAAGTCTTATGAAAAGGGTGTCATGGAAGACGAGCCGCATTTTGACATCATCTATATTCTAGAATCACTTAAAGCTTCTGGTTCGAAGCTGGTACTCTGTACAGGAAGAATGGAAAACGAGCGAGACGACACCATTAATTGGTTGAGAATGCATTATCTAGACTTTCTTTTTGACAAGCTTTATATGCGACCACTCAATGATTATAGATCGGATGATGTTGTTAAGAAAGAACTTCTTGACCAGATTCGTAAAGACGGTTATAATCCGACAATAGTATTTGAAGATCGTCAACGTGTTGTTGATATGTGGAGAACAGAAGGTCTTCGTTGTTTGCAAGTCCAGCCGGGCGATTTTTAATTAACTTAAAGGAGAAAATTAATGGGTTATTGGGGCTATAGCTTACTTTTGGATTGTGCCGAACTCGATCACGAAGCAATCACGAGTTATGAAAATATTTACAATTTCACTAAGAGACTAGTCAAGGATATTGATATGGTCGCTTACGGAGAGCCACAGATTGTTGAATTTGGTTCTGGTAATAAGGCTGGCTATACTTTGGTCCAGCTTATTGAAACATCGAATATTTGTGCTCATTTTGTTCCTGATGACGGAAATGGTGGTAACGCACTTTACCTCGAT